TAAATGGGTGGTGGTCTTCTTCAATTAGTAGCTTATGGAGCACAGGATGTTTATTTAACTGGTAATCCTCAAATTACCTTCTTCAAGGTTGTATATCGTCGTCATACTAACTTCGCTATTGAGGCTATCCAACAAACATTTAACGGAACAGCTGGATACGGGCAAACTGTAAATTGCCAAATATCTCGCAACGGTGATTTAATTAACCGCGTATATCTTCAAGCAACCTTACCTAAGATTGAGGGTACGCATACTAATTTATACGCTGGCACACGATATGTCAATTATATAGGACTTCGCCTTATTAAATCTGTTCTTATTGAAATTGGCGGACAACAAATAGATAAGCATTACTCTGATTGGCTATACATCTGGAATGAACTTTCCCTACCTCGTGGAAAACGCTATGGCTATGATACTATGGTTGGTGCTGACAAAGATATAACCTCATTTAATGATACTACCCTATATATCCCCCTTGAGTTCTGGTTCTGTCGCAATGTTGGTCTTGCTCTTCCTTTAATCGCTCTTCAATATCACGAAGTCAAGATTAAGATTGATTTTGAAACAAAGAATAATTGCCTTATGACATTAGTAGATGATACTACTTCATCAGAAGCATATAATACTGCCCAAACCACAAACACTATCAAAGATCTAACTGATGTGTCTCTATGGGTTGATTACATATTCCTTGATACTGATGAACGCCGCCGATTTGCTCAGCTATCTCACGAATACCTAATTGAACAACTTCAATTCACAGGCACTGAAACTCTTGCTAATGCTACTACTACTCGCGTTAAGCTTAACTTTAATCATCCTTGCAAGGAACTTATATGGGTTGCCAAGCCTAATAATTATATGAAGAAAGCATCGTGGTATAATTACACTGATAAGGATTTGGTTGATGTAACTAAAGCTTTAATTGATGCCTCACGACCTACACCAATAAATATCAATACCTTTAGTGCTTCAAATTATATGGCTGGTTTTAATTTAATAGGAACTGCTGGTATACCTTTAGGATCAACTCCTTTCAAGGATACTATACTTCAATTAAATGGCAATGATCGTTTCAGCGTTCGCGAAGGAACTTACTTTTCGCACGTACAACCCTTTCAGCATCACACTAATATCCCAAGTAATCCTGGTATCAATGTTTATTCATTTGCACTTAAACCCGAGGATCATCAACCAAGTGGAACTCTAAATATGTCTCGTATTGACACTGCCACCCTTATGGTTACTACTAAATCTGTAAAGAATGCTGCTGATGATGCTGTTATATATGATGGTATCAATATATATGCTGTGAATTACAATGTTCTTCGTATATTATCAGGTATGGGTGGTTTGGCTTATTCAAATTAAATATTATGTGTTATAAATTATATTTTGAATTGTTAAATATAATAGGTGTATTATTTAATCCTTTTTTTTTTCTCCTCTAATAGTATAAAGAATATAGCGTAAATGGGTGGTGGTCTTCTTCAATTAGTAGCTTATGGAGCACAGGATGTTTATTTAACTGGTAATCCTCAAATTACCTTCTTCAAGGTTGTATATCGTCGTCATACTAACTTCGCTATTGAAGCTATTGAACAGACATTCAACGGAACTCCTGGATATGGCAATCGTGTAACTTGTCAAATATCTCGTAATGGTGATTTAATTCATCGTATGTATCTATCTCTTCAAGTAACTGATGACAAGTCTTTGTGTGCTTTCTATGGTCTCCGTGTAATTAATTATGTTGAAATTGAAATTGGTGGTCAAAAGATTGATAAACATTATTCACATTGGCTATATATTTGGAATGAGCTTTCTCTACCTAAATCAAAGCGTACCGGTTATAATAAAATGGTTGGTCAATCTGGTGGAAGCCTTAAAGATCAAACCCTATATATCCCCCTTGAGTTCTGGTTCTGTCGCAATGTTGGTCTTGCTCTTCCTTTAATCGCTCTTCAATATCACGAAGTCAAGATTAACATCCAATTTGAAACTGCTGATTTATGCCGCGGTTCTGGTACTGCTCTAAATACCTTCCCCATATCTACTCTATGGGTTGATTATGTATTCCTTGATACTGATGAACGCCGCCGATTTGCTCAACTATCGCACGAATATTTAATAGAGCAGCTCCAATTCACTGGTTCTGAATCTGTATCATCCACTAAATTAAACTCAAAGCTTTCCTTTAATCATCCTTGCAAGGAGATTGTTTGGTTCGCGAATAAAAGAAAATCTGATGGCACTACTGAAGAAAATTTAATTTCTAATAACATAAATTGGTTCAATTACACTACAGGACACACTGCTATTTCTACAACACTTCCTTACGATTATAATTTAATGGCGCTACATAATAATGCGATTACTTCAACAAACCCCATTGATTATGCTAAACTTATACTTAATGGTAATGACCGTTTCTCTGTCCGCCCTGGTTCATACTTCAATCTCATACAACCTTTCCAGCATCACGAAAATATACCAACTAATGCTGGTATCAATGTTTATTCATTTGCTCTTAAACCCGAAGAGCATCAACCAAGTGGAACTCTAAATATGTCCCGTATTGATACTGCTACTCTTTCTATAGATTTCAAAGCCGGGGCTGGATTAGATACTAACACCACTTTAAATGTTTATGCTGTAAATTACAATGTTCTTCGTATCCTTTCTGGTATGGGTGGTTTAGCATATTCTAATTAAAGTAATATTAGTGTATTACAATAATGTTTTTATAATGATACTATAATCGTTGTAAATTACCTTATAGTAAAAAATAATTTGTAATGAATGTAATAATAATGTTAATAATGTCCTTTTTTTTTTCTCCTCTAATAGTATAAAGAATATAGCGTAAATGGGTGGTGGTCTTCTTCAATTAGTAGCTTATGGAGCACAGGATGTTTATTTAA